CTTGGCCGCGGCGTCCATCAGCGGCAGGTCAGCCGTGACGAACTGGAACGCTTCCTTGTGGTACATCAGCGGCTGCACGTAGTTCTTCGACGCGGTGCCGAAGAACGTAACCGCCGCCGTGGTCGCAGGCATGGCCGACACGTTCTGATTGACGCCCGTGCTGTACGGAGCCGGCGAAAACACGACGTTGGTCGTGGTCGAGCCAGCACCAACGACAAACTGCTTCAGGTGCGGATAGGCCACCTTCGTCTCGGGATGCACGTCGTACACGCCCGCGATGGTGAACACCATGCCAGCCACCGGAGCAGCCGACAGAGCAGCCACGGTCAGATCGGCGTCGCCCTCGGTCACGGTGTACGTGTCCAGGGTAGTCGCCACGTCAGCCGCGTTCGGCATCGTCCAGACCCGCTCGTTTTCGTAGTAGTCAGCCATCGCGGTGCGGGCAATCAAGCCCTCGCGGTACTGCTCGCCGATGGCGTTGGACGGGTTGAAGTAGGCCGACATGCCGTTCACCAGCGCACCCATCGTCACGCTGTCCATCTGGATGGCGCGCTCCGACTTCGGGGCCAGTTGCTGATTCAGCTTGGCGCGAGCCTTGCCGGGAACTTCCAGCGTGGTGATGGCGGTGTTGTCCGTGCCCACCAGTTGATAAGTGGCCTTCGACGCGAACGCCAGGTAGTCGGCTTCGATGCCCGACACCAGCACCTTGACGGCCGGCTCGATGTAGCGCTTGCTGATCTCGTCAATGCTGAGGGCCAACTCCGCAGAGTTGAACCGCATGTCGACGTGGTCCTGCGTGGCGATGGTGATCGTGCCGTTGCTTTCCGCCTGGTCTTGCACGTCCATCACACGGCTGCCCGTGGTGCGGCTGTACTTGTTCGGCTTGCGAACGCGCAGCGTCTGCCCGATCTTGGCGCCGGTCTTGGCGAAAGAGTCGTCGTACTGGCGATCCGTGGTGCTGATGAACGCACACGATTCATGGGCGATGCGCAGGGCCTCGCGCGTGATCATGTCGATGGTGACGAATGAATTGCTCACTTGATTTCCTTACCGCCGTTGGGCGATTTGCCGCTTACGCCATTCCGCGAACTCGCGGTCGGACATTTGCGACGGGTCTTTGGTGCCTGTAGCCACGCCCTTAAGTGCGGGCAATGGCTTAGGCGCTGCTGTTTCCTTGGGCTCGGCCGGCTCGCTCAACTTGCGTTCGATGCGATCCAAACGCCGCGCCACTTGGGTAGGCGACAGCCCGGCCAGTTCTTCCGCGACATCTGGGTTAGAGCCGAGGTAATGCAGCACCTTTTCAGGCGCATCACCCTCAAGCACAGCGCGCAGGAAACCGGACGGGGAACCGTTCCGTTCATAGAACGGCAGCACCTCGTTAACCGTGTTGCACGCAGCGTCGAAGCCTTCCAACGTCTTGCCCTTGCTCAGTACGGACTGCACGGTTTCCCGGGTCCGTTCCTGCTCGCGCAATTGCTGCGCAAGCTGCTGTGCAATGGGCAGCACGCTTTCGGGCGTCAACTGCTCTTTGTCCGATGGCGCTTCGTACTGCGCCAGCCTCTGCCGCAACTGCTCGGCCTCTTGAGCCGCCTGCTGTGCGCGGGCTTGCTCCTGATACTTCGCAGCCGTAAGACGGTCCACACGTCGCAGCAACCCTTTAACCGCCTTGTCCGCCGTGTCCGGCTCCTTCGGCTGTTCGGTCTGCTCGGTGCTTGCTTCCGGGGTGGCGATTTCCGGGGTTTCAGCCAGTTCAGGCGCTTGGTTTTGAGTCTCAGGCGCTGTCGAGACTTGGTTTTCTTCCATTAGCTTTCGCTGGTCATGCCGTCAACCTGCGGCAAGTCAGGGCCGGGAAGAAAAAAGGCCCCGGGGATTAGCCGGGGCCTGAACCTTCACCGAGGAGAGAATCGTCTAGGCGCTTTCGCCCATGTCCTTTGCGACCTCGCCGGCCAGTTGCGGCGGCGGTTGCAGTTTCTGCAGCGTGATCTGAAGCCACGCCTTCAATTCGTTGATGTCGCGGTCCCGGTCATCCTTCATGGCCTCCCGATCCGCTGCGGCCTGAGCGTTCAGCTCGGCGATGTAGCGCGCGGTTTCCTCGTGGCCTTGCGCAATGGTGGCCTGAACCTGTGCGCGCAGTTGCTCGGACTGCATGCCGCTCTGCGCTTCCTGCAGTTGCTGCTGCAAGCCCTGAATCTCTTGCTGCGCCTGCTGCAGTATCTGCATGACTTGCGGCGGCAACTGCTGCTGGCCGTCTTCCGCTTCCTCGGCCTGCTGAACTTGCGGCGGCAGCATCGCCTTAAACCGCCTCGCCAACTTCTCAGCCTCGGGGTAGTTGCGCAGCTTCACCAGCACGTCACCGAACATCGCCAGCATCTGCGGGTTGCCGTTGACGAACTCGCCAATCTCTGCAGCAGCTTCAGATTGCCGCGTCTGGAACGCCGGGCCGGTAGTTGCGCGCACGTCAAATGTGCCCACGCTCGGATTGATGCTGACAACCTTCTTGCCATCAGGCCCGCGAACCTCGGCATAGCCTGTCTTTTGCTTCGGATCGACGCGCACGAACTCCGGTTCGTCGTCTTCTCCGATAATCCGCAAGACCTGCTCGCGGTCATAGATCGTCGGCCACACCTCAGTCAGCACGCGCCCGCAATGGCTGATCGACAGCGCAAGGTTGTCGATGTAGTGGTACGTGCCAACGTCTTGACGATCCTGCAGCGCGATAACCGCCCGGCCGCTCTGGCTGTTCGGGTTGTTGCCGACGCCGGACTCAAAGCCGCCCAGCGCCGCTTGAATATCGGCCTTGCTGCGCTCTTCCAGGCCCATCCACCCAGCGGCCATGCCTGCGGGCTGAATGCGCGAAGGCGGCTGAATCTGGTTGCCTTGATCGTCTATCGAGTTCCAGTGCAAGACCGGGATGTTCCCCCGGTTGGCCTGCGCCCACTCGTTTTCATGCCCCTCGGTCGCCTCAATCGGGGCCAGCCACGGTGCTTTCGGGCCAATGGCGACAGCCTCAATCGCGCTGTTCCGCTCGTAGTTGTAAGCAATCTGCGGGTCACGCGCAAGGCGAATGCAGCCGGCCAGGTTGCGTTCGCCATCGTCCCAAGACTCGTTCCCAAGCACCGGGAAGATCGGCACGTAAGACGACGGGACCACAGTGCTTTCTAGCACGTCCTCGCCGCTGAGCATGAAATGCTCGCAGCGCTTCTTCTCGCCGTCCTCCACGATGCGGTAATACTCGACCACGCGCACCGTGTCCTTGGTGAACCACCCGGCGTCGTCCCAATCTATTACCTTGGCATCGGGCCATTTCTTCGTGAACTTGGCCCGGGGCATGTCCTCTTCGACAAAGCCCCACTCCATATCCGATCCGTCCGGCTCTTGAAAGTCTGGATCGACGTACACCGACTCAAAGTCAACCACCCGCTTGATGTCGGCGGTCTGCTGGCCTTTCAGCTTGCCCTTCGTTTCCTTCAGGCACAGCCGGAAGAAACCAATCCCGCCGCGCGTGGCCTGCTCAAGCGCCGTGATGTAGGCCACATCAGCCCGGCTCTGATACTCGGTCTGCCTCGCAAGGCCCTTCAGCACTTCGGCAAGCTCGGGGTCGCTGTCATCGTCCACCGGCAGGAAGTTCAACGCCGGCTTGTTGCGCCTGGCAGTGTTGATGACCTGACGCACGAACTGCGAAGTTTGGTCGAACACGAAGCACGGACGCGGCCCGCCTTCGCTGTTGGTGCGCTCGCGGATGGCGTCATCCGGCCACTGCTTCGGATCGGTAGGGTCCGAAAAGCGCATGTCCTCACGACACCGCTTGTAGATCGGCCCCCAAACCTCTTGGGCATGCTCAAACCTAGCCCGCGCCTCTTGGACGATCTCGTCCCGTTCCGGCAGTGCGGTAGCTTTGGGTTTTCGTGCCATTACATGCTTAGGTGTGAACGCTGCCGGAACTGCACCGGCTCAGCCTTCTTTCGCGTCACAGTGCGCCGCGCGCCTTCGCAGGCGTATCGCAGCGCGTCAATAACGTGGTTGTCTTTGTCCTTCAGCTTCGGCAGAACCTGCCCGGTTAGCGGGTCCGTCTCGTAGCTGTACAGCGTCAATTCGTCAATCAAGTGCTTGCAGCGCGGGTGAACCACGATGTCAAACGACTTCAGGAACTCGACGCCCTCTTCTAGGGACTTCGCGCCCTTGATGGCGGCAAGCATCTTGGGGAAGCCGTGCCGCACCATGTATGAGATCGTCTCCGGCCTGGCTGAGTCCGCCACCGTGGGCCAGCGTTCAGCATCTGGCACCGTGCGGAACAGGTCCGGCATGAAGTCGATTTCGCAGCCGACCATGTAAGCCTCATGCGGCACATACAAGGTGCGGCCGACAATCGAACACTGCACCAGAACGCTAGGGTCTACGCTGAAACCCCAATCAGCGCCCTGCCGCAGAATCCACTCCGGCGCGATGTCGAACTCTTCGATGCGCCAGTTCTTGAATACCCGCGCCTCAGAGTTGCGCTGATACTCGCCCAGCCAAACATGCGCGAACTTGTCCGGGTCGCGCTTCTGGTCGTATTCCAGTTCAGTGCGCAGAACCTCGGGCAGCCACGGGTTGTCGCGGTAGTTCGCCTTCACCACCACAGCACCCGGCGGCGGCGTCTCGCCTCTTAGCAGCGCGTCAACCGGGTCAGTGTCTAGGTTTGGGTTCCAGCTAAACCAAAGCTCAGAACCCGGCTTTCGGATCGTCGGCCGCAGTAGGTCTAGGCTGCGCTGCGACAGGCTTTGCGCCTCTTCAACCCAAGCAACGTCATAACCCTCAAGCGACTTGATCGTGTCGGCCGTGTGGTTCTGCATCCCCTGAAAGATGATGCGACCGCCGTGCGGTGTGCCGATGTAGTCCTGCTTCACATCGAAGGCCGGACCAACGCCTAGCGCTTCTATCTTGGCCTCCAGCAGCTTCTTGACCGACTGCGCCAGCGACTTCTGCACTTCCCGGACGCAAACTGCGTCGGTCTTTGCCATCAGGCATCGCTCAATCAGCAGTTCCGCAAAGAAATGAGACTTGCCGGACCCTCGGCCGCCCCATGCGCCCTTGTATCGGTTCGCGCCTAGCAGCGGCTCGAATACTTCTGGCGTCTGGATGCGAAGCTCATCAGGCACGCACTATCTCTCGCACGATCTTGTGCACGATTGGCGAGCTTTCGTCTCCAACGTGTTGAATTTGCGAGAGTTTTGCTACTGACCTGTCCAAGAGCGAGTTAATCGCCCCAAGCTGAACGGCGGTCAGTTCGACCTCACCCATTGCGCACTGTGTCAGCCTGTGGATGAGGTTTGACGCCTGTATCTTTGCGCGAATTTCCTCGCTGTGGCGCTTGTTGATGCGCGCGGCCATGTGTTGCGCCTCTCGGCAGTCATGCCGACAAAGCGCGGCAAGTCGCTGGCGCGCAAAAAAGCCCGCTCGGTGGCGGGCTGTGTGCCTCTCGCTGCTGACGCGGCGGCCTCCGAAGTGGATGGGCTCGCCTTATGCCGATGCGCGCGGGTTAGCGCATCCTAGCATGCCGAAATGCAATGTTCAAGCGTGGCGATTGATGAGAATGGTTCGCGCATCTTGGACTAGCTGGGCGAGAGCTTGCAGGGTGACGCCGATCTGCCGCGCTGCGCGTCCTGGGGCGACGGGCTTTACGTAGTGCCACTGCGTAGCGGCCCGGTGATAGCCTGGCAGGTCGATGACGGCTTTTCCGATGCGTGCGGCGTCGAGTTTGTCCACCGGAGTGCCGATCTCAGGCGCGGCCCAAACGTCCGTTGACCTGTAGGCGCGGAACATCGGGGTTACGCCGGATTCAGGCTTGCCGTTGCACCAGCGTGCCCAATTGCGCAGGCGAGCGTCGATTTCTTCGTGCTGCGGCGCAACATGGTGAAAATCGACGGCCAAAGCAAAACGCCCGGGGTGTCCCGAGCGTTCGCCGTGCCCTGACCTTCCCGCGCCGAAGGTCCGCCGTGTCTCATCGTTGCAAGCGTGGGCACTATGCATCCGGCGATTGTGCCATACCGTTGATGTGCGTCAATTCCCACAGCGCCCGAACTGCCGAGACAGCGCCAGCGCCGCTTTCGCCTTCGCAAGCCTGTCCTCTGCTTCGATGACTTCCTTCTCCTGCCAGTAGATGCGCTGCCGGCGCAGGTAGTCCATCGCCTTCTGGTGCAGGTTGTCGCGCTCTGCGGCCTCAATCGCCCACTCGCACCCGGCCAGCGCGAAGCCAAGCACCCACATCCAGCCTTCAGGCGTAACGGCGCCGCCGCCTGGCATCGTCACAGTCGGCGCAAAGCGCGTGACGGCGCCGCGCTGGGTGACTGTTTCGGTGGTGTCGGTCATTCGGTCAGCCTCGCGCCGTAGCGCGCTCCCATGCCTTGTCCAGCGATTCGATCTGCTTCACGCTGGGCCGGCGCCCCTGCTCGATCTGGCGGCGCAGCGAGTCGACAAAGCCGCGCTCCCAGTCGGTCAGGCGTTCCTCGCGTGCTTCGCAGTCGTCCAGCAGCGTGATGTACTCGTCGGCCCAGGTGGTCATGCCGGCCTCAGAACGTCGTGGGCTGCGCGATGCCGCGAATCACAGCCATGAATCCGCGCTGCAGGTCGGTCGCGCCGATGCTGATCCAGCGCTGATCCAGCGGCTGCAACGCGCCGGC